CAGGAAGAAAGGAGTATTTCCTTCCAGGGCTATGCTCAGTTGCATTTCAAAAATGTTATTCTGCTGTTACCACTAGCGTGGTCAGCCAGATTAGCGACGATATTGCAACCAGAGGTAGTCTGCACCAACTTGTCCAAAAACAAGATTGGTTCATCATTCCTACGACCTTTACTGGTCAGGTAGTCCACATCTATAGGGTCTCCCTTGCGGGATCCCATTCGGCGTATCACCCAATTAAGGGTTACTTCCCATTTCTGGTTATCTGTCTTCAAAGTGTAGTCATACACCTCTTGCAAGCCGATACCGGATAGTGTGGATACCCCCATCGGGTTGGATCCCGAAGTAGGCGTGTGTACTTCCCAGTACATGATGCTCTGGCCTTGGGCTAGGTAGCCCGTGTAGTACGGTAGTGAGTGGAATATCGATCCCAAAGTTTTGTCCAATTGAACTCTAATTTGAGATTAGGCATTTCTGCCCGTCTCTTATAAAGATCTCTTGGCAATGGGAGAGACCCAAGCTCAGTATCTATCTCACGACAGATACCCAGCAAGGATTCGAATGTTTCCCAATCAAGGGAGGACAATTCGAGTTCTTCCAATTGATTTCTCAGGTCTCGGACTCTTATGATGCTATCCCAGAAGGCCTCACGATAAACAGTTTCTTTGATCGAGTCGATTACTCGACCAGGAAAGTCCCAATTAAGGGACTCTGCTGGATCTCCGAAAACTGTTAAATCCCGGAAATTAATAATCCGGTCGGGCCCCCTGGCGACAGTACCATAGTGTTCCCGATCCCTTGCAACTGTTACCAGTGTCTTGATCTCTTTTAACAGAGGGTCAAGAGAATCAATCTTCGCCAAGAGGTTCTTAATCTCTTCGGCAAAGAAAGATTTAACAAGGGCAGCAGTCTTGACATCATTGATCTGATAAGAGCTATTAACACTTCGCAGTGAAAAGAACTCCTTCAGACCTTTGAAGCCAGGACCCGCTGGACTATAGTAACTCACAACATAGTTTTTGAGCCTTTTCGGCAAGCTGACTAAGCGAGCCGTAAGGGAACCCTTACTTCGGTATCCGTAGCCCATCACAGTAAGAAACTGCGATAGGGTTAACCCGTATTTGTGACTGAGCTGGAGAGCTGCAGGTAAATTACCTTTAGCTGCCCAGTACTCAGCCACTGGAGCCATTGAAGCATCTCCTCCGTTAAGGAAGAAACGTTTCGCAAACTCCAATGCGAGTCCACGGACCGAAATAAGAGACTTATGAAGACCGATTTCAACACCAAGTGCTGCCATCAGTCTAGCATACTCATCTGCTACTAGTTTGTTAGCTATAACTATGTCATCTCCTAAGAGGGCATAGTCTGAAAACCAATAGCCACCGCAAGTTATGACACCTGCACGAAGTGCAGCCCATTGAACTATTGCGTGGTGAGTAAAAGCCAACATGGCCCAACTGGAGTACGCTCCCATAGGTTGACCCGTTGCATACGACACTTGGCGCAAATCTCCTCGCCCTATATCAGGGAGAGTAGAAATTGCATCCTTATGAAGTATATAATAAGGTCTTCCAACTAGGAGAGTACCCCATACTTCCGCCCCCCAACTTGTTAGAATTGGAGAGAGGAGTATCTTTTGGATCTGAAGAGGCAATCTATCAGTTGCTGCCGATAAATCATAACTATAAAAGGGGCCTTGCGGCTTCCTTCTTAAGAGACGATGAATAGGCTTTAACTGGTCGAAAGTCCCATCAGTTGGAATCTTTCTCAGAAAGCTAAACAGAACCTCGTGAAGAGGATGTAAGGCCCACTGAGTGAAGATGTCCACCATGGCGACGACTCGCACCTTACCTGCTGGTTCGTCTAGGCCGGCAAGCCGACCTAGATCGCCTACGGTAACTGACGCGGAACTTGGGAATTTCTGTGCGGCTCTTCGAGCTGAGGCTTTCTCCTCGTACCCAACCTGATCTAAATCAGATTGGAGAAACGAAGAGGAAAGATCCTTAGTATCAAAGTAGCTGCTAACAGAGACACCAGTCTTCTGCGGGTTACCCCATAGGTCAATTCGGTTCAGCATCCACTGGTTACCGGTCATCTTACACCAATCTTGAAAGAAAGGGTAGAGATCGGATTTACACCAAAGGATTGCTGATGCTAACACACCAGAAGGAGAGCTGGAGAGAGGACTGTAATTCATTACAGACTCATCCGACTTCCTAATGGCCGAAGTTGATTTAGACACCAGGAAAGGTTTCGCTTTTAGGCCTTTCAAGAAATTAAGCGGCCCCGATGATCCGTAGGCCTTAGCCACGGCTCCGTTAAAGAGCTTAGGTAAGACTACTTTCCAATGGTCTGAGACGAACTTAGAAAATTCGCTCAGCATCTCGGGATCCATCGTAGTTGGATCCGTAATGGTTTTCAGTTTCAGAACGCCTGGGATTTCGATAACTCGGTATAAACCGAATAACGATTGCCACAAGCGTATCATCCACCGATCACCACGACGGATTCCAATCCGATGAAGGGCCGGTATAACTCTCGGAAGCCCACCTTTAGTTCTTGCTAACCTTGGTCCCAAAGGATTCAGGTTATATAGGCGTTGCCCCCCCAAAGACTGCATCATGAGAACCTGGGCAGACTTCATGAATTTAACCATGTAAGTCAACCCATTCTTCTTTTGCAGCCGATGGAGGAAGGCAAGGTAGGTGAGAATAACTTTTACTACACCAATATTGTTACGTCGCCCCAGAGCTCCAACAAGTCGTAAGACATGATGGAGAGCTGGTCGACCCAGTTTTACCTGGATCATGGCACCAAGGGACTTTGCGCCTTGTGATAACATTTTAAGCAACCTTGATTTAAAGTCAAATACTTTTGTCATTGTTGTTAATTTGTTGTTACTGGTTTGCTAGTAATCCTTGGACTTCGGTTTTCCACTTGCGTGGAGCCGCAGCCACCCTTGGTAGGGTTTGGCGATTATACCAATTAGGCTTTGTAAAGCTTATTCGCTTACCTAAAGATAGACCCCCCACCTGTATCACTACAGATGGATTTCGGGTTTCTAAAACTGAAAACCACACGAATGTGGTGGGCAGCCATAGGACCCTATCTACCTCAAGGGGCAAACCTCTTTACGACCTATTTTGCTGATAAGATCTATAGGAAGATTCCTCGCTCTTGCACTCACGTGCAACCGAGGTCCCTAGATGAACTTTAGGCAGTAGTACCATGGTCCACCAGGGTTACCCTAGTTAGTATTCACATACTAACGAACTGGCTCTGCTCAGCTCACTCATGCTCAACTCTCTATGAGAGCTCAGATGAATCCAGTCCGAAAACTGGATGCAACTTACTATCTGTAGTCAAGTTGTAGTGAGTTAAGGTTATCGTTCATTTGACCTCTTATGAAAGAAGTAGCCCTCTTCAGGGCTCTCCCTTTCTGAGATCGTCAAAGACCGGGTAAGTCAGTGACTTCACATTTTAGTGCTCCTTACGGAGCACTCTCCCCAAGTTTTATCTCAGAACAAGAGAAACTTGTCCATAGTCTATGCAGCAAAACCAAATTTTGCGTTGGAGACAACCTCCATCAGTTGCGCACACCTTTCGATGTACACGTCTGACGACGGTCGCCCTCGGGCGGCTTTCCGAAGATGTAGGGAGTTTCCTC